CAACAGGGCAGATGGAAGTAGCAGTTACTTTTGAGCTTTTAGAAAGACCAACAGCGTTTAATAACTTCAATGGATCTTAATATAGAATTACTGCCTTGGCAACAACAAGTCTGGGCAGACGACACACGTTTTAAAATAGTAGCTGCTGGGCGACGTACAGGTAAGTCTAGGTTAGCAGCATGGATGTTAATTGTTAACGCACTACAGGCAGATAGAGGACATGTATTTTACGTCGCACCTACTCAGGGACAAGCCAGAGACATCATGTGGCAAACCTTGCTTGAACTGGGGCATCCTGTTATCAGCGGTAGTCATATTAATAATCTGCAAATTAAGCTTGTCAACGGTGCTACAATTAGTCTAAAAGGTGCAGACAGACCAGAGACAATGCGAGGTGTCAGCCTTAAGTTTCTAGTGATGGACGAATACGCCGACATGAAACCGGAGGTATTTGAGCAGATCCTTAGACCTGCCTTGGCTGACCAGAAGGGATGTGCGATGTTCATAGGGACACCTATGGGCAGGAACCACTTTTACGAACTGTACAAATATGCGGAGCTAGACAATGACCCTACGTACAAAGCTTGGCACTTTACGTCTTATGACAACCCGTTGCTGGACCCTGACGAAATCGACATTGCTAAAAGGTCTATGTCTTCTTATGCGTTCCGTCAAGAATTTATGGCGTCGTTTGAAGCTCGTGGGTCAGAAATGTTTAAGGAAGACTGGGTCCAATTTAGTGAAGATAGGCCCGAAGTAGGAGATTACTACATTGCTGTTGACTTGGCAGGATTTGAAGAAGTCAATAAGAAAAAAACCAAGAACAGTAAGCTTGACGAAACAGCGATTGCCGTGGTTAAGGTCAGTGAGCATGGTTGGTATGTTGACAATATCATATACGGTAGATGGTCACTTGACGAAACAGCAACTAAGATATTTCAGGCCGTTAGAGACTACCGCCCCATATCGGTGGGAATCGAAAGAGGTATTGCTAAACAGGCCGTCATGTCACCTTTAACGGACCTACAAAAGAAGTACGGTACGTTTTTTAGAGTAGAAGAACTGACACACGGTAACAAAAAGAAAACAGACAGGGTGATGTGGGCGCTGCAGGGTCGGTTTGAAAACGGGTACATTACGTTAAACAAGGGGGAATGGAACAGTCGTTTTCTTGACCAATTGTTTCAGTTTCCTGATCCTTTAACTCATGACGACTTGGTGGACGCTTTAGCGTACATCGACCAATTAGCTAACGTGGCCTATGACTACGAATACGAAATAGACGACCACGACATCTTAGACATAGTGGCGGGATACTAACATGGCAGAATTATACGAAACAGACCCACTCATGGTTGAAGAAACTATCGAAGACTGGGTTATTACAAAGTGTGAAGACTGGAGGGACTATTACGAAAGTAATTATGAAGCAAGATTTGAAGAGTATTATAGACTATGGCGTGGCATATGGGATCCTGCTGACAGTGAGCGTAAGTCTGAGCGTTCCCGTATTATTTCTCCTGCACTTCAACAGGCAGTTGAGTCTAATGTAGCAGAACTAGAAGAAGCTACGTTTGGACGTGGCAAGTGGTTTGACGTAAGTGACAACATGGGCGACACTGAACGCCAAGACGTGCAGTTCCTGCGTAACAAGCTTACGGAAGACTTTGAAGACTGTATGGTACGTAAAGCTGTCGCAGAGTGTCTAATTAACGCTGCAGTCTTTGGTACAGGCGTTGGTGAAGTCGTCATTGAAGAAATGAAAGAGATGGCTCCTGCTACTCAGCCTATCATGGGTGGTGACCTACAGGCTGTTGGTGTCAGTATCACTGAAAGAGTAAAAGTAAAGCTTAAGCCTGTCCTACCTCAGAACTTTTTAATTGATCCTGTAGCCACGTCCGTAGAAGACGCTCTAGGCGTTGCTATTGACGAGTTTGTAAGCCGACACCAAGTAGAGCTTCTGCAGGAACAAGGCGTGTACCGTGACGTATACGTAGGCATGGCTGCTCCTGATACGGACCTAGAGCCTGACCAAGACATTACCATTTACAACGACGACAAGGTACGTCTTACGAAGTACTACGGTTTAGTGCCACGAGAGCTACTTAAAGCTGTCATTGACGAAGAGTTTGGCGAAGACGACGTAGAAGACGAAGAAGAAGGCTCTAAGTACGTTGAGGCTGTTGTCGTAGTTGCTAATGGAGGCATCCTTCTTAAGGCAGAAGCTAACCCCTACATGATGCAGGACCGTCCTGTAGTAGCTTTCCCTTGGGACGTCGTACCCGGTAGGTTCTGGGGTCGTGGCGTCTGCGAAAAAGGTTACAACTCTCAAAAGGCTTTGGACACAGAGTTACGGGCACGTATTGACGCACTAAGCCTTACTGTTCACCCAATGATGGCAGTTGACGCAACTAGGCTACCTCGTGGTGCAAAGCCCGAAGTACGTCCCGGGAAAATGGTGCTTACCAATGGAAATCCTAAAGAAGTTCTTCAACCGTTCAACTTTGGTCAAGTTAGTCAAATCACTTTTGCTCAAGCCGGAGCATTGCAGCAGATGGTACAACAAGCAACGGGAGCAGTGGACTCAGCAGGAATTGCGGGTCAGGTTAATGGCGAGAGTACTGCCGCTGGTATTAGTATGTCTCTTGGCGCTATTATTAAACGTCACAAGCGCACACTAATTAACTTCCAGCAGTCCTTCTTAATACCGTTTGTCAAAAAGGCAGCGTATCGGTACATGCAGTTTGATCCTGAAAACTATCCAGTAGCTGACTACAAGTTTAACGCTAGTAGCACTCTAGGCATTATTGCCCGTGAGTACGAAGTTACTCAGCTTGTACAACTGTTGCAGACTATGGGTAAGGACTCACCGTTGTACAATACGTTAATTCAGTCGGTTATCGACAACATGAACCTGTCTAACCGTGAAGAACTACTAGCAGCCATAACACAAGCTATGCAGCCTAATCCTC